TGGCAATCCGGTCGATATTGCTAACTCCCAAAGGAGCCGATTTATGCTTCCGGATTGGTAGCTTTTGGGGTATCAGTCTCTCCCATGTTTATGTCGGTGACTGTTTCACACCACACCTCAAATGCTTTGACCGGCTTGCCGCCAGCCTCGCGTTTCATAGCGTGATATGCCAAAAACAATAGATCGGCAATGCCCAGCTTGTCCTGTACTTGCTGGATCGTGTTGCCCGTCTTTTGTTCCCACTTCATCCACTCCGGTGGGAGCGCGGTATATGTCGCGCTCTCCCCGGCCGTGTATTCAATTGTGATTGCTAGTTTCATTTTTGCTCCCGATTCTTTGTTTAACTAAATGACTCAGTTGGTGTTCCAACGACTGTCAATGTCCATGTGTCGGTGAGTGCTCCTGGAGCAGCTCCACCGGCTGTTGGGAAAATTGGCAATACATTGAAAGTAAATACCGCGCCTGTGACGGCTGTGAAAGAAACGGCAACAGTTGTGTTTGCAGCTGTTTCAGCATTTGACCACATTGATTCAAACAATGATCCAATTGCGCCTGATGCGCCCCAATCTTGCAAAAGCTCGATTGTGAAAGTCCATTGTGTATCGATCGATTTGTAAGCGCGGCCATCGAGTGTTTGATATGTCTCGATGATCGTGTCACATGAAAGCACGGCAGATGTTGTCTGTGCATCATAATTTTTTGTGTCCAAGGTAAATGACACATCGCGGCCGGTAATGATTGTTGTTGGCATTTTTTTTCTCCTTTAATTGGTGTAGTAGGTGCTTACTTGTAAATCGGCCGTGAGGTACTTACCTGCACCGACTTCCAATGGTTGTGGTTGATTGACATTGCCGACTTCATAGCCGGCTGGCATTGCGCCAATGATGCTGATCATCAATTGTTCAAGATTGTCCAAAGCTGCGGCATTGTTCATGTATGCAACTACGCCTGTGACTGTGAGATTGACTTTGACTCTTGTTTGAGCTTTTGCAATCAAAACGCTTTCCAAATATGGTGCATCCGGTATTAAACAAATGCTCGGTGATGTCATTGTCTCGGGAATTCCGTTGTACACATTTGCAGCAATGCCTGAAAGTGCTGTTTTTAATGGTGTGCGGATTGCGGATTCGATGCTCATTGGCACATCGTTTCGACATCAAGAAACGGGCCTAAGAGGCCAATGACTCTGTTGCTAAGACTCCGGCCGAGCACGAATGGTGACGGCTGAAAATTGTCTGACATGATCTGGTTGCCGGGAGCTGTAATGCTCTGAAAAATCTCAACCGCTACAACCAAAATTGCGTTTTCAATCGGTGGTGTGTTTGCGTACAAAGCCGCTGCCGATCCACCGCTTAATGTCGCTGTTGCCGCTGGAATAAACGGCAATGGATAGTCACGATCAGCGGCAGCTGTTGCAGCTGTAAAAGTGTAAGGCTCAATCCGATCATCGGTGACTGTGTAAGTCGCGCTGTAAGCTCCGGCCCCGGTAACAACAACAGATTGACCCGGCACAAAGTAATTTGGCCGCATTGTGGTGAAATAAATGACGGAATCACTCACATTGGCAAAAGTCACCGATGATTGGTATTGCGTAAGTAAAGGCAAAACTGTTTGCTCAGCGGAATCTATAAAAGAATCCAGCTGCGCATCAGAATACAAAGAAACCGAGACACCAAGAATGGCTCTCAACTGTGCAGCTGTGACTATTGCTGGCATCTCGGTTCCTTTCGTGTCAGTAATGTTCGGGAGCGACCATTACCGATAGTGAGTTATTTATGGGAGGTTGTTGAATTGTGCACCATTTGGCACCTTTGCAGCGAGTGCGCCATAGCCGTAATAAAGGATGTCAATTGTTCCATCGCTGTTGATGTTGGTGCGTAGCGTAAAGCGTGGTGACTCATACCATGTGTATGAATCTGGATTGACAACTACCATTGAAGAATCGGCATCGGCTGTTGTTGTGCCAGCATTACCAAATGAGCGTGAAACATAAAGGTTCAAGCCCGGTGAAACTACACCGCGCAAAGAATCGCCTCGGACATTTCCTGCCTGATTGCTAGGTTGTGCCGCATTGTATAGCGGTGTGCCATTGTCGTTGTATCCCATGATGTTTCCCCATTGTGTTGGTGAAACAATCAATGAGCGAGCAAAACCAAGTGATGCGCCATAAACAGCTGCGGCTGCCTTAGATGTGTATCCAAGGAATCCGGTTGCTGAATTTGCTGCCTGTGCTGTCGTGGTAGTGACTGCCGCTTGCATTGCTGCAAGTGCATACTCATCAGTCTCTTTTGCGTATGCAAACTCAAGGTTCTGCAAGAGAGCTGTAAGGTACTCCGGACGGCTGCGGTCGATCAATTCGACTGTTGAAATTGCGCGGCCTTTGAAAGGCTGAACAGATACAGAAAGAAATGTTGCTGAAAGTGATGTGTCTGTAATTGCGCCATTTTCGGCAATTGCATCAACGCTGGGCACAGCGGTTACACGAGGCAACTCGAAGGTCATGCCTTCGGCAACCAATGTTTCGCGGCTGATGCCATCGATGCAACCACGATCAGCATTTGCAAGTGCATTGATCACCTGTGTGCTTTGTGGTGTTGGAACCATGCCGGGTGCTGTTGATGTTGTGTTATCTGCTGCCTTTACATATTGGCGTGAATCCTCATCATGCAAAATTGTTGCCTTGAGGTAGTGCTCAAGGTATGAAACCTTGTTCACAATTGGTGATCGTGGTGCTGTGTAGTAAGCCGGGCGCGATGCCTGTACTGGTGCGGCGACTTCTGGAGCTGCTACCGGTTCAACGGCAGGAGCGACTGGTTCGGTAGTGTTGTCCACTTTGTCTCCTTCATTTGGGTTTGTTGTCTCTGTAACTGTTTCAGTTTCAGAATCCTCTGATGCGGCAACTTCTTGCACGCGAGCTGATCGCACGGCTGGCTCTGTCACAAGCGCAACAGCTGTGAGCTGCCCATTAAGCACTTTCATGGTGCCATCCTTTTGCATTTCGTAATTGTCCACGGCCAACTCAATTGAAAATCCATCGCGTAAGCCTTCCATTGCCTCTGTAAGTGCATCGGTGCCGGCTGTTGTGTTTGCAATCTTAAATGTTGCGGTCATTTCCTTGTCATTTACAGTCATGGCAATGCTCTTGCCAATTCTGCGTGTGTTGTCGTGCTCAAGGTTCAAAAAAACATCTTGTGGCTGGATTGATCCGCGAGCAAATACAACCTTTCCGGTTGATGCGTTTGCGTGCTCATTAAAAGCAACGATGCGACCGCTGATTGTGCGCGAATCTGAATCAGCTGCCGTAATGTGCATTGGTGTTGTTAGCTTCATGAGATCATGTCCTCCATTTGTCTGATTTCATCGGTGGTGATCGCCCCGATGTCAAATAAAATCTTGTAAATCTCTGCGCGCTCTTTTTCTGATCCGCGCAAATAAGCCTTCAAATCAAATTCTACGCGCTGTGTCGATGGCGTGAAATCGGGCATTGATAAACGGCTTGCAATGCTGTTCATCAACGGCAAAAGCGAAAAGTCCAACAAAGTTTGACGCGCCGTTTGGGCGTTTGCATAGGTCATGGATGATCCAGTCGGCGCATCAATAAAGTAGGCCGGAATTCCCACGGCTCGTGCTAATTCTGTTGCAATGATTTCGCGTGCGGCATTGAGGCCGATTTGCTCTGGAGAAAATCCAACTGTTGTCAATTCAACATCAGCATTAAGAAACGCTGTGCCGCGATTTCTACGAGCTGCGCCCCATGCATCCAAAAGTTTTGCAATGCGATCAGCTGGCAATGCTGTGCCGTTTGATTTTAAAACCATTGATGGCACCGGCTCTTTTGCGTACATTGCCGCAGCTCTTTCAAGCTCTGCACCTGCACGGATTGTGCGACCTGCGCGATTGAGTAATCCTTCATCGTTGCCATAAAACACAACAAGTGAGCCAACACCAGACATTGGCACACGCGATCCATCGACTGTGTAATACTCAATTTGAGTGCCGATTGAGTTTAAGAAAACGCCAACACGATTTGGTGCAACGCGCCACATTTGGCGCACGCGGCCCGTATCGGCAAATAGATCAATAATCTGAAAATAACTAAACCCCGTAAAAAGTAAATCCTCACACGCCCAAACCCATGATGCTGCTCCTGGCACCCGTTTGTCCGGATCAGAAATCACAACAGGTTGATCAATAATTGCACCTGTATCTTTGTCGCGTGTGATCAAAGGAATTGTCGCGATTGAATTGCAAATCATGTTGCGTGCGCGAGCAATTGCTGGCACGGACATTGCTTCCTCGCGGCTGACAATGTAATCGGCTCCACCAAATGGGAAAAATGCATCCAGCGTTGGAGCTGGCCCAATTTGTGCAGCTACATCAGCACCGCGGTCGATTGCCACGGCTTCAATGGTGCGCTTTCGATCAAATAATCCCATGCACCCATTTTCTCAAAATGTCAAGCATCAACCCACTAAAATGTCGATTTCTGTTTCTGGGCGTGTCGCAAAGTGTGTACAAAGTGCAGCGGCCACAGCTGCCGCCACGGCCGTGCCGCTGGCACGCCTTCCAATAACCCAACCGCCATCGCCTCTGCGCAATTGAACAGCTGAAAGAATCTGCTCTGTCAGCTTTGATTGATTCCGATGTTTCAAACGCCCGGAATTGATTGCACCCAATAATTCATCGCACGCTTGAGGATAATCCGCATCCATGTCGTGAATCGGAATTCCAGCCGGCTGCATACGCGATGCAACGGCTCCGGATGTGCGCCGTGAATAAAGCAAATACTCGATTGGGTACTTTCGGCAATATGAGGCAGCATCATTGGCAATTGCTCGATCATCTAGCTGGATTGTGTTTTCCCATGTGTGCAACAGCTTTATGACAAATGATTCCGACCCAAGCTTTTGGGCGGCTACCAATGCAGCATTTTTGCGATCTGGCGAAATGTCAATTGCCATCCATGTGAGCTTGTCCTCATCAAGGTCAATTGATTCATCGCCACACTCTTGCCACTCTTTGGCTCCAACAACGCTGGAAATTGTTTGAACCCATCTGTTCAATACCTCGGTCATAATCACATCTGGTGGATCATTGAAAACCGCTCGGATGTTGTCCGGGTGAATAGTGATGCCAAGACCCGGATTGGCAAATGCCGCATTTTCCAGCGTAATTTCATCAGTTGGTGCAGACCACTCAAAATAGCCCACATCATCGGCTGCGCCACTAGCTGCGGCCAATCCTCTTTCGCGCAATTGATTTAAAACGATCGAATGAGAGTCACCGGCCGAGCTAAAACAATTGACCTGTGGATTTTTGGCAGCCATCAATGTGTACCGCATAGCTGCAAAAGTTTCCATGTCGTGCAGCTCTCGAATCTCATCCATGTGGATGCTTTCCGGCTTTGACAATCCACGGGCTGCCGATCCACCAGCTTTGATAATAAAGCGATTGCCTTTGAGTGTTTGGATTTCCTCGGCACCATGTTGCCAGCGGATCCGCTTGACCTGATTGGCCAAATCTGCGTTTTCCTCGATGATCTGCACAATGGCTCTAAATTGCTCCAGCGATGTGACAAGCCGGTGAGCTGTGGAAACCTGCAACGATTCATCCCAATGGAAAAGCCCCATCATAATCCGCGCCATCATGTAGGTACTTTTGCCATTTTGTCTTGCAACTGTCGCAACCGAAATTGGATGGAGGTATCTGCCATCGGGCTTGATTTTCAAACTGTGCTCGGCCAGCCACTTTTGCCACGGCATAAAACCGCCCGGGATGATCTGATCAGCAAAATCAATCAATTCAAAGCCACGCGATGGCAAATCATTAAGCGGTGAGTGGATTCGTGGAGCTGTTACCGGCAAAAAAACCGATTCCAGCCGATTTGAGACTATTTCAGCCGTTGGGGAATCAACTATGACCTGATCATCACTAATCATGACTTATCGACTCGTTTTGGGGTATAAACAGGCCAT